CAACCGCCAACCTGAGTACCCCTCACTGGCCGACCTTGCCGACGCCTTGTACTGGTCAAGCAAGGGGGATGATACTAAAATAGAAGAATATTATGCGGCGTGTGAAGCTGTGAAAGCTAAGTATCCGAAGCCGACCGGAGGTGCGGAATGACACTTAAGTTAAACGGTAGTAGCGCCGGCTCGGTATCTATCGACGCTCCTGCGGACACTAGTCCGACGGGAACTGACGTTACCCTGACCCTGCCGACTAGCGCGGGTAGTGCTCATCAGGTACTAAAAAACAGCGCAACAGCTGGAACACTTGAGTACGGGTTGACGCTTCCTAGTGGTAACGGCACTAGCGGTCAATACCTGCAGACCGATGGAGCAGGTGGGTCGAGTTGGCAGACGGTTACTGCGGGTACTACTTGGACAACACAACAGGAAGATGCAACCGGATCAACAGGACTCCTTTTAAGCAGCATACCTCCCTCTGTTGAGCAAGTTATTATTTCTTATAGCAATTTATCAGTCAGCACGACTGGATCAGTACGTATTCAGATTGGCGATAGCGGAGGTCTGGAAACAAGTGGATATAATATGTTTAGAGGATTTTTTGGAACCAGCACTGGAGGTGGCGCAGCAACTACTTCGTTCTGGGGGATGGAAAATTACACGGTTGCTTCAAACTCATACACCGGAACTGTATTTATTACTAGGCGCTCGAACACTGGATGGACCGTAATGTGGAACCAAAGTGAAACTACATCGGACAGCGTAGGTGTATGCGTGGGCGAAAAGTCCTTGTCTGATGTTTTGACTCAAGTTCAGCTTTATCCCTCCGCTGGGACCTTTGATAACGGCGACGTTCGTTTTAAATACCTTTCTTGATTATGTTTATTAAACAAATTAACGCACAGACTGGAGAGGTCAGCGAAGTAGAGCTGACTGCTGAAGAAGTATCTATTCTTCAGCCACCTAGAGTTTTTACCGAAAAAGAACAAAGAGGCAACCGCGCCTCTGCCTACGCCGCAGAAGCCGACCCACTGTTCTTCCAGGCACAGCGTGGAGAAGCTACTATGGATGAATGGACCGCAAAGGTCGCTGAAATCCGTACCCGTTATCCATATCCTGGAGACGCAGAATGAGTACAATCCGCGTAAATGCCATTCAAAATACCAACACTACTGATGGTGGTATCGCTATTGATGGCTCTGGTCACGTAAGTATTGAAGGCCAGACACTCCCTTCTGCTGGACCGCTTAGTAACCGCAACCTGATCATCAACGGTGCGATGCAGGTGGCTCAACGGGGGACGAGTAGCACTAGCAGCGATTTACGAACTGTTGACAGATTCTATTACAACTTTGGCAACACCTTGGCTGGGACGCAAAGCCAGCAAACTTTGTCCAGCGGAACACCCTATAACGAAGGTTTCAGGAACTTCTATCGTTTTGCTATTAGCACAGTTGGATCAGCAACGAGCACTTACTGCCAACTGATTCAAGGAATTGAAGCTCAAAACATTGCAACCAGTGGGTGGCAGTATGCTTCTGCTGATAGCGATGTAACCGTCAGTTTTTGGGTTCGCTCCAGCGTTGCTCAAACTTTTTATGGCGCACTTAAAACCGTTGACGGTACGGCTCAAAATTACGTCTTTTCGTTTGCACTAAGTGCTGACACATGGACCAAGGTTACGAAAACTATTCCAGGGAACAGCAACGTAACAATTAACAACGACAATGGACGTGGCGCTGAATTGGTCATATATCCGTTCATGGGCACCAACTATACAGATTCAGGTGTCAACGTAGATGCGTGGCAAGCTTATAGCGGCGGCACCCGTGCTCCCGATATGGCTACAGACTGGGTGCTTACCAACGGAGCCACCTTTGACGTTACCGGCGTCCAATTAGAAGTCGGATCCGTCGCCACACCGTTTGAACACCGGAGCTACGGCGATGAGCTGGCGAGGTGTCAGCGGTATTTCCAAGTTTGCATAAGAAATGAAGAATTTGTCACTGCCTGTGTCACTAGCTCTAGTGGTGCTAATACTGGTCTAGCATTTGTAAATGAAATGAGAGCGGCACCGACAATAACACTTGCAACTGCGGGAAGTAGTGCAGGCAATGTAGCCTTCCTTACTACAGGCGGTGGCACACCTTCAACAATAGGAAGTCATGAGGCTTTGTCAATAACTACTTACGGCTTTAGATTTAAAGCTTCAGGTTATAGTGCTTCAGGATGGACTTCTGGAGCGGCAACAAACGTGTATGGTTATAGTACAGCAACTGTTTACACTGCAAGTGCGGAGTTGTAAAAAATGTACAAACTAATTAACAACCTGATGGGAGAACTTTCTTCTATTCACCGGATTTCGGATGACGCATTTATCCCCTTAGATCCTGGCAACACCGACTACCAGGAGTACCTTGCCTGGCTAGCAGAAGGCAACGAACCGCTTCCTGCTGACGACTGATGATCTTCAAAATCCTTATCACAGTCCTTGCACTGTTTCCCAATCTCCTGATTGGTTACGTCTTTGTGAATAAAGACGCGATCATCCAGCAGCAAAAGGATGCACTGATCAAAACCATCAGTGGACAGCTGACGGACCAGCTTGGCAAGCAGACGAAAGCCTTGACCGGAAACATGGACTCCATGTTCTCCGACAAAATCAAACCCGAAATGCAGAAGCAGCACGATCAACAGCTCAATGTGCTCCCCAAGCAGACTGGTCCCGCAATTCCCATGGGGTAATGGCTGACATACCTGATGTAGGTATCAACAGCATTAAACCCATCCAAATCCATAGCTGGATGGTTGCACCTCCTGTGGTGAATGCCATTCAGGTCCCCGTGACGGTAAATCTGAGCAAGCCTGTAGTGCTTTTACCAGGCTGCATAAAGACTCATCCACAGTCGGGCAAGTCAAATACCATCACAGCCGATGACCCAAATGGGGTCAGAACTTACTGCGATGCAAACGCACCATCTTTTACGCCCCTGGACTACGCCCCAGAGGACCTAATCCTTACGACTGAAGCGCCGGTCCCTCCCTATAAAGAGGACAATCCGAAGCCCGAAAGCACTCCAGAGATACCTAATCCGGCGCCAATACCAGGAACACGATCTGAAACCCCACCTGAGGACAGGAAGCCCGAGCAGATAGAGGTAAAGAAGCCGGCTGCACCTGTAGAGACAACAAAAACAGAACTAAAGCTGACTGATTATCTTCCGGCTCCCGAACAGGTTACGACGACAGCTTCTATTGCTGTGGTTGCGACCTCAGCGGCCCTCCTAGCAAAGCCGCTTGCCGACTTGCTTCTAAAGCTGGTGAAGCCTGCAGTGAAGAAGACGATGAAGAAGATTGCTGCCTTGCGTGGGAAGCCCCAGAAAATGGAATCACTTCAAGAGAGACGTCTTGCTCAGCGTGACCGGAACCGTGCACTTCGTCAGTTGAGGCGGGCCTTAAAGAAATAGGATGAACATGAGGAGCAATCGTTTCCCCTGGCATCTTCACCACAATGTCAGCGCATACTTTTGCAAATTGCGATCCGGGACGGAAAGTGATACCAGCCTTAGCTAACTCACCGCAATTTTTTAATCTGGCAATCTCAAAATCAAGGCGTCGATTAGCAAGTGTTTGCTCTTGCAGTGCAATTTGAGCCTCTACAGCACGCTTACATCTCGACTGAAGACCACCGTCAAGAGGGATAGAAAGGGTAGCCGAGAGACCCCCATTCCAGCTGTAGTTACTCTTTTGCCCTGTTCTCACAGGTTTGTAGTACAAGACCTTACCGGGATTATCGATGACACCATCATCATTCAAATCACTGGTGTCATAGACAGGATCGTTGTAATAATCTTCATAAGGAGTCTGGAAAGACCCAGTGCGTGTCATGAATGGAGTTACATTTAGTGTCGGCCCTTGACACTGGATTCCTCCGCCATATGTATTAGTAATGTACGGACCTTGCAATACCTGAATAGCTTGATTTGTTACGCTCCCACTACTATTTGCAATAGGATTAGCAGTAGCACTAACCCCACCGACATCCCCAGCCAACGCAGGAGTATTAAGTAGAGATAGTACACCTACTGAGAAAAGATAGAGGTACTTTCTGTAACGCTGCGTATTTCCGTCGTTCTGTTGATAATCGTTTGATTCGAGAGGCCGGGGCCTCGAAGAGTCTCCGTGAACTGGAAACCCTGACCCTGATCTACGATCGTCCAGTTTGGTTTGTTCGCCCCATCCAGTGTTGTCCATGTGCTCGTGACACCGTTGATGGTATTGCTGGCACCGGCAGTCGTACCTGGCGCGATGCTATCGCCTGTGTGCTTTATATTAGTGCCTGTCACAGAATATTGGTATCCTGTGTTGTAATCCATAGAATTTATCACCTCAGTAACGACAGATGTCGTCTCTGTCTTCGAGGTAAGACTTCCTTGCGTGAAGTTCGGCACCACCGGGACAGCAGCACTCGGCTGCAGCACTCCATGAAGGATGCCAAGGACTAAACCTAGACCTATGCCTTCATGGAGGCGATCCATTTATCTAACAGTGATCTCGCTAACGTATTGCCCGGTTGCACTGGTTCCGGCCCCACCTGCGGTCACGCTGACAGCGCCTGCAGAGGTAATTGTTCCAGCCAAGGTTCCTGCAGTACCTGCAGAGGTTGAGGTGATGTCGGAGAAGTTAGCGACATCACCTGTCGTCACGGCTGCGGTGGGAATCGCATCGCCCTGCGTATAGGATTGAGAGAAGCTGAAAGTGTTGCCGCTGGTTGCCTGAGTCGCGGTGATAGAAGGACCTGCGGAAACACCAGTGGTGATAGCTAAGGAACCAACCGAACCGGATGTGGTTCCGTCTGTGGTGTCAATCCCTGAGCCAGATACACTATATGAATTGCCGATCCTGCTTACATTTGTTGCAGCAGCATCAACGGTAAGTTGGACTGAGCTTTGAAGTTTATGTGTGATATCGGCATATGCAGGCGCCCCCGCAAATGCGAGAATAACTAACAAACGCCGCATGGTAAATTCTCGTTCTTACTTTGATATTAGTAGAGGCACATTTAGTTTAAAATGTTCACATGAAAGATGAAGAATCTCAATTTTCTCTTAGGGATTTACTTGCGACCTTAGTGCCTGCAGGTGTTCTCTCCTGGGCCTTGGCGATGTTGACTGCCAGCTACATGGGGCAGATCAAGATCGACGCGGCTTTCATCTCGTCTTTGGTGACGTCTGTTCTGGCAGTCTACGGAATCAGCCGCAAGGAAGACGGCAAGAAAACCGAGAAGAAACCACCTATCATCGAGCCGAAGGACGAACCACCGATCATTAAGTGAACCCAAAGAAAGTAGGCGACGTATTTAGCATCCGCGCAGTTTGCGATACGAGCCTACTGGTAGCTCCTGGAGTCACAGAAGGTGAAGCCAGCATCAGTCAAGGCTGGTTCTGCCCAAGTTGCACCTTTCTTTATGAGGTCGATGGCTTCTTAAAGATTGGAACAGGTCTTGGTGTCTGGTGGATTGAGAAGAGCCACTGGAGCTGCCCAGAAGATGAAGAAGTTGTTACGCCGTATGTTCAGGAAGGAGATCTTCGCTACCTACCCAACGTCCCTTACTTCCAGCACATAGAAGCCGATAGAGATAACGTACGTCACTCTTTGGTCTGCACTCTTTCGGCGGTCCTCATCTACTTAGGTATAGGCAATATTGAAAGCTATGAAGATTATTTAGAGATGTTATCTAAGCACGGTGACGGCTCTTTCCGGGCTGACCACCGTCATGCTTTCGTTGAAAGGGGACTGACGTTTGCATTTAGCAGCAGCATTGGACCACTAGAAGTCCAGGACGCGATCGATGCAGGCATCCCAGCAGTTCTTCAGGTTGCCTACAGGGGAACGCAGAAGACTCCTTATGGCTTCAACTATTACGTCTTGATCCACGGCTACACCCCCACGCATTGGCTCTGTCATGACCCCTGCGGGCGCCTTGACCTGGTGAATGGGTTCTGGGCCTCGGAGTCGCGTGAAAGTGGCGAGTCGATCCTCTACAGCCGCTCAGAGATCGAAAACAGGTTGTTCCGTGGTGGGGGCGCCAGCGGTGTCGGTTGGGTTAACTTTAAAGAAAATTAAGCTATAGTTGGTTCGAAGTTTTTCCGGCTAATGGATAAGATCCTCTTGGATACTGAAGAGCAGCTCCGCGCTCAACAGCAAGAACTGGCAGACCGTATTCGTGCCACTGAAGAGGCACTCATGCGTGACAAGGAGCTGTATTTGAAGGTGACCGGAGCCCTCGAATGCGTGGCAATCCTTAAGCAGCGCACAGAAGAAGAGGCCAAGCAATCCGATGGAAACCTAGAGATTGCGGGTATCTGACATGCTGAGTGACTTGAACCATGGCCGGTACAAAGCGCTCTGTTTGATCTCAGAACACCTCAACCCTCCGTCTCGTGAGCTGCGGCTCGATGCGATCATCCAGGATGTCTCCGATGAAGACCTTAAGTGGGTCTCAGAAAGGCTTCATTTTTACGTATTGAAGCTGCTTGAGGAGTCGGATTACGACCCTGCTCACGATGACTTCGAGCAGATCGGGTTGACTGATTGATGGGAGCGGAGGGACTTGAACCCTCACAGCCACAGTGGCCGACAGATTTTAAATCTGGTGCGTCTACCGATTCCGCCACGCTCCCTTGGCGCAGAGCTTAGCTAAAAATACAAGTGTGTGCAGCCTACAGTTTTGACAAGGCTGGAATACCAAAAGTGTTTCATTGCGAGCAAGATCTTTTAATCAACCTCATTGTTCTAAGCCCGAAACATGCCCGAAAGAAATTTAGGCATTACATCTTCGAAGCTTGGGACTGGAAATGTGCTTACTGCGAAAAGGATCTGACTCCTGACACTGCAACGATTGACCACATTCTCCCGAAACACAAAGGCGGGCACAACGTTAGATCGAATATGTGTTGCTGCTGCAGTGGCTGCAACCGTTCCAAAGGCTCCAGCTTGCTTGAAAATTGGTACACAGAGACTAACGATCATTTCACAAAAGAAAGGTTTGATAAAATCAAGTTATGGCTTGATCAAAAGACAAGCTCAATAAAATTAACGGGCACAGAAAACGCCCACCCTTATATCGACAATGACCTCTTCATCAGCTGGATCGCAGCGTGATTCTGGTGCTTTTCTCCAGGGTTACCTAGAAAAACTCAAAGAAGAGCGTGTCCCTGGAGCTGGCGATGCTGCTCTTAAGGGCGAAGTCCGTAATGACATTGTCGGCAAGGTCGACCGAGGCGTTCTGAAGGTCTGATATGGCTGACCGCGCCAAAGCTAAGGCACTCGCTAAAGAGCGGATGAAGTGCAACAAGCCTCGTCGCACGCCTGACCACAAGACCAAGTCTCATGTGGTTAAAGCATGTGAGGACGGTGAGGAGAAGATCATTCGCTTTGGGCAGCAGGGCGTGGAAGGCGCTGGCAAGAACCCCAAGACTGCAAAAGAGAAAGCCCGCAAGGCTTCTTACTACGCAAGGCATGATGCCCAGGACGCTGATCCTGACAAGATGTCGGCTCGCTACTGGAGCCACAAAGTTAAATGGTGACCCAAGATGGAAGATAAAGTAAAGAAGGTGATGTCTGAGTTCAAAGAAGGTGAACTCAAGTCAAGCAGCGGCAAGAAAGTCACTAGCAGGAAGCAGGCCTTGGCTATCGCTTTGGCCATGCAGCAGAAAGCTCGGAAAGGAAAGAAGGGCTAGATAAGCGGCCAGCTTCTGAACCACTTGGTGAGGATGTACTTGTCATGGCTGACCGGGGGCAGTGCCTCGTGCATCGTTTTGTAGTTTGGTATTCCGTTTTTGTAAAGGTTATTCCAGGCCAAAAGCATCCCGCGCTTCGGCTGGAAGGTCTTCTTTAAGTACTTGAAGTAGGTTTCCCCTCCAGAGGCGACGTCATTGAGGTAGATCATGACGGTCCAGGTTCGCTGGCCCATCCATTCGCAATAAACTTTGTACTCTTTGGTAAAGGGATCAAAGAAGTCCCAGTGTTCCTTGTAGTATTGGGTTGGTAGGTACTTCTGAGCTTGGAGCGACTCCCCTAAAAATGGATCGAGACCCATAAACTCAGTGATCTTCTTATCGATATATAGGTAGTAATTATCATCAAAGTAGTGTAGGTTTGCTGTGCTACTTGTCCTGTAGTCTGATACCTTACCTGTGTCCCGGAGATCGGATACGGTTGACGGTTTCAGGCCTTGATCGATGTAATCAATCAGCTTTTCACACTCTTCTTCTGATAAGAAGTCTTCACGTTTATACATCTGCGTGAAGGGGAACTTTATACGTTCTGCCTTATCTTTTATGGGTAGGTTGTAGAAGTATTTGTAGTCGATGCGATCAGGCCTGGACTTGAATTCCGAGAACTCAAGCGCTTGATTGACCTCTTCTTTGGTCCAGCCGTAGTCTTTCTCGTAAGTACGGAGTAGTTGGGTCTTGCTGACGCCACTGATAGCACCCTTCATGAAGTGCTCTATGAGTACCTGATCCAAGGTTTTTTACGACAGACCTCACGTACAATATATTGATAGAACACTTACATGACAGTGGAGTTCTGCGCCTTAACATTTGCTTTGCTTTTCAGTGGAGCACTTGGTATAGGCAACTATTCCCTGAAAGGTTTCTCAGATGATGGACATCGACAACCCAGCCGACGAGTTCTTGGCGAGGTATATCGAGGAAAACGCAGGAGTGCTGCGCCCGGAAGATATTGACGAGAAGACTGGACTCCCTAAGATGAAGCTCGAAAAACAGACCGCTGGTCTTGGCTACGAAGACGAAGACTAGCTCCAGTTGCTAGTTAATTCAGCGCTGTTAGGATACCTTTAAGGTTGAGAATTACCATGGATGCATTAGGGCTTCCAGTGGACGTGGAATTTCAGATCCACGCAGCATCAATTGCCATTCAAGCAATGGATCGTGACGAGCTCGAAGAGGCCTTCATCGAGATGCTCCATCAAAAGGCCATGGACAAGCAAATGTTCCTAGGCGTTCTCAAAGATCACGGCATCGATGCCGATATCAAATTTAATTTCTCCACTATCGGGCAAATCTCCTAAGCACCATGGCAGAACGCACTGTTAAGGGTACTCGTACCACCTTCTCCGTTAGCACTGGGTCTGATATCACCAACGAAGGTGCAGGTCCTGGTCTCGATCGCTCGTCCAACATCCGCTGCTTCAAGTGCAACCCTGGTAGCACTGGCGACCTTACGGTTGACATTGTTCGTTCGACCGGTGTGAGCCGCGTACAAATCTTCCAAGAAGATAACTTCACTGGAGGCAGCGCACCCACCGGACTTTCCAAGGACACCAACATCTCCCAATCTGGTAAAGGCAAGGGCAAAGTCGGTGTGGCTGTTACCGATGCTTCAAAAGACTATCTTGTTTATATCTACAGTGATGGCTATTCTGAGATGAGCTACGACGCCATCGTTGACGTCCCGTAAAGGACAACGGACCTGGAAGGAACATCCGTTCCTTACGGAAGCCGGTATTCAAATCATCAAGACCTATACGACGCCTCATACTTATTTAGGTATGGGGCGTTTTGGTTCGTATAAGGACTACGGTGAAGCTGATTACCGGATAGGTTACGGCAGTTTGAAGCTTGGTAAAAGGCGTGTCGGCTTCCATGAAAAGGCGACAGCTGAAGAAATCGAGCGACAACTTGAAGAAGATCTAAAGTCTTTTTCTGACCAAGTCGCGGAGTACGTCCATGTTCCCCTCAATCGAAACCGTAAAGGAGCAGTTCTTAGCTTTGCTCACAGCATCGGTTTGCTTGCTTTTAAGAACTCTCGACTGCTCGAGCTGATCAATCGTCACGCCTCGAAGACTGAGGTCATCAAGGAGTGGAGCCCTTACATCAACACATATTGGCTGTGTGGTGGGGACCAGATGAGAGATCGCCGTCGCACCGAGCTCAACATCTACCTAGCGGGTGACAAGGAGATCCCAACTTTCACCAAGCACAACTGCCATACAGCGGCTTGTCTCCTAAATCTGGCTGATACCTACACTGGCGCACCGACTCAGATAAAAGCAATCGAATACTTAGAGAAAAAGATTAAGGAGTGGGACCCTTCTGGTCATGTGATTCGTCGGTTTTATCGGACTTGGACCCAACCCCCAGCTGGTTTAGGGTGTCCACAGCGTCCAGGTCAAAATGTCGAAGAAGATCAATAGCGTCAAGGATTCTCAGCTCTTCGCTATAGGCATCTAGAAACTCCTCATACTCCATCTTTCGGCTTATTCTTTAGGGCGATTTTGAGAAGAACAAGGTAGCCAATCAGGTCAATCAGGACATCTTCGTCCTCATCGATAAGGCCGGCCCCTTGTTTGATACGATTTAGTTTATCGTCAATCCTTACAAGGATCTGCTCTACTTCGTCCGATTTGCTAAAGATGCGGACAGGGTTGAGCGCTGAGTTCCCATACTTTATGTTCTTATATAGGAGGAGCTCTTTGATGTCGTCGCAGATCGAACTAATCTGAGCTTGGGTTTCATTGAGTGGCATTAGAGTAGTTTGATGAACGACCAATTAAGCCAAGCATACGATATCGACAACCGTCGTGCAGGTACATATACTCGCAAACCTGGACAACCGATTCAAGCCGAAGATAACGAAGCTGCCAAAGACTTTCTTGCCCAGTTTGTGGAGGCAAAACGCGATAAAGCGAACCCAGATATGACGGTAGAGACCGCATCAGAAGGGAGATTTGACTTCGGATACGACGGAACCTTTAGAAACCTTTTCAGGGCTAGGTGACGACTCTTCCAAGATCGGAAAAGACGTCCACAAAATGATCAATTTGGTTGAAACCAAACTCCATTTTGGGTAGGTAAATGAAGTAGCCCCAATACATGGGCTGTTTGTGGGTGAAGTACTTTCCCCCGTGGATAAGATGAGCCCGTTCCTTAGGGAAGCAGATTGGGAAATCCCAGATCTCTGGGCAAGATCTGAGCATTTCGGGGTAGATCGTATAAAAGATAGCCTCGGGAATGTTCCTCAGCTTCCACTCCCGTAGCAAACGCCGAAACCAGATCACCGATGGCGTGCCTCCATGCGAGCCTCCCCTGGCGCTCCACCGCCAAGTTCCGCGTTTCTTGCTGAAGGAGCAACGACCATAGGTCGGTGGAAAGAGGTAAGTCTTGCCTTTCCATGGCTCTTCAACATTCAAGCCGTCGTCATCCAGGTTGTAGATCTTTCTAGCCTGGAGAAATTGCTGGTTAGCATCATGCGTTGAGCACGGATCCAGATCAATCTCCCCAAGCACAGTGCGAATATGCGGCAGGTACTCGATCGGCGTAAGCCAATCGTCCTTGACGTGGAAGATCTTGCCTTGGATGTGGCGAAGAGACTTCCAACTCCGCTTTTTACTCACAGCATGAGGAATTCGCTGTTGACATCATCGTGCTTGTAGTGGACAAGCGCAAGCTCGTTCTCGTCTTGAATCAGGAACAACGACTCCCTGGCAGGATCAATTTGTTCTGCGCGGCGGATTGCACCCTGAAGAACCTCGCAAACGCTCTCCTGATCCCGATAGTCATCAAGAGCTGAGATCAGGGCGTCCACCGTGAGATAGAACATGCTCTCCTTGTCGTCAGCCGTTGGCTTGAAGACAACGACCCCTGGACCCTCGAAGCGGTAAAACTTCTCGAAGTACTCGCACATATCAGCGCAGATACGTTCAATAGTGAGCTTCATTAAGGTCTGCTCAGTCTCCCCAGTGCTGTTCAGCATCATTCGGGCGAGAAGCTTGTTACGGCGGCTTGTCATGTTCGACTCCAGATGATCAATTTTAGCAAGGTTGAAGAGTGGAGCTGTCTTTTTTCTCTTCGTTTAGCTTTATAAAATGACTCAACCCAGAGCGCTTTAGGGTTTCCAGTAACTTAGGGAGCGGTTTATACAAC